CTTACCAATGCATCCTGTTTGCCGTTGAATGTGTTGAAATCCGTTGATGCCAAAAATCCACCCTGTGAACCTGATGCCTGTTTTACTTCGATTGATGTCCCTGAACCAATCACGGCATTCGTTCCACCACCAATTGTTAAAACCGATGAAACGGATTCGGTCAAATTGCCTTTGCTCAATGCAGGTTCTTTTGAATTGAACGTGTTCCAATCGGTTGAAGACAAATAACCATTCAATGATGCTGATGCCTGTTTAACCTGAATGGATGTTCCCGAACCGACAACGGCATTTGTTCCACCTGAAATGTTCAACACCGATGATGTCGCTTCGGTCAAATCACCTGTTGTGATTCCACCACCACCACCACCACCCGACAATAATTCAATTTGTTGTTGGATGTTTCCAATTGCACCCTGCAAATACGACAATTCATCCATTGTCGGATATTTATCATATTGAATCGGCATTGTTTCAGTTTTAAATGTTACTGAACAAAGTTAATCATTTTAGTAACTTGACGAAATCCCGGTGAAACGACCACAAATAATAACGTAAACAATCCAAAAGGTGCGTTATCGTTTTGTCCTTCGATTTATCAATGTCGCCTGTTTCATCGGTTTGAACCATTTGTAAATCGTTTATCAGCCATTGACAAGATGAATCAATCAGGAAATCCGAATGTCGTTCCAACAACGAATTCAGCAACACACGTGAATTCCGAATTGATGGGTTGAACGATGGAACACGAAAAGCCGTTTTTGGAACATCAAATTCACGCATTATGATTTGATAATAGTTCGATGAACCTTGCGAAATTGCTGAACGATTCGAACCCGATGCATCCCCTGTGATATGGAAATAATTATTGCCGAACGTTGTTTTGATTACTTCGCACAATTTGAAAATGTCTGAATTACGCAATCTGAATTCCTTAATGATTCGGATTTTTCCCCTGAATGATTGCCCGGCTATGCAGGTGATGGGGTCAACGTTGAAATCGAATGACAGGATTATTGGTTCGTTTTTCTCAATTTGCAAATTCGATTGAATCGTTTTGGCACGATTGAATGCATAGGCAAAAGGTCGTTCCACATCAATGACATCCCAATTCCCTTCGACAAAAACCTGTCGTGTGATTTCATCCAAATTCGCCAAGCCATCCAAATAGGTTTGGGGCAACGATGGATTGTCACGCATCAACGATTGCAGGTAAAAATAATCAGGTGGTAAATCACCTTTGATTGCAGGGTTGTGAAACAATTCCTTTGTCCAATTTTGTGAGGGATTGCACGTGATTAAAATCAACGGCAATGGTTGAATATCACGACCGGGAATGATGTTCCTACCTGCTCTCAATTTGCATTTTTCGAATGTCTTTTGTTGAATTTCTTGTGCCTCTTCAATCAGGAAAAAATTCGCTTCGATTCCATCAAAACGTGTTAGGTTTTTATCCATCACAAAGTTTTCCGGGAAAAACGTTAATGATGAACCATTTTTGAACCGAACGATTTGGTCGGTTTGGTTATAACTTCGAATAAATGATTTGGGACATAACTTCAGGAATGAAGGGATTGTCGTTCGTTTTAATGTGGGCAATGATTCCCGGATAACAAATGATTTCGAACCCGGAAACACACGTGCCAACAACAACAGGGTTGCCAACGAAACAAATGATTTTCCACCACCTGCCGAACCTCCAAACAATAGATATTTGAATTGATTGCTGAATACGGCTTCGATGAATTCCTTTTGTTTCTGATGTGGTTCAAAAACGATTTTTTGGTTCAGCACAATCCAATGATGAATTTAATGCAGGTAATTAATCCGATGATGTAAATCGAAATTGAAACCATTTGAAATAATATCCGAAACACCGATTTCCTTTTTTTGATTTTGAATTTATTGAAATCAGGAAATTCAATTCCCGGATGTGTTGCCGTTGTATTTCCGAAATCCAATGGTTCAGGTGATTCGATAGTTCGTTCGTGTTTCATTATTTGAATGAAATTGTTTGGTCACCTATTTTGAAAACCTGTTCATTGCCCTCCAATTCAACGTGAATTTCATCGTTCCAATTTTTCGGGTCGCAATTCTTTAAAGCGAAAATGATTGCCGTTGGATTCGGTGCGATAAATCGTTTTTTGGTTTTTACACGTTTACCAATCAGGTTGCCACGTTTGTCGAACATTTCATCAACTTCGGATTCGGTCGTGTGAAATCCCTGAATGAGCAATTCAATTCCTGCAACGGCTTTCTCACGCAACAAATCTTTGCGACATTGTGTTCCAAATTCCTTTGCCTTTTTATATTGGTCAGCGAAATCGGAATTGTCATTGCACCACCCGGTGAACGTTCGTTGTGAAATTCCGTGTGCTTCACAAACGGATTCGATTGTTTGGTTGTGATTGGTGTAATGGTCGCAAATGCGTTTTACCAATTCGCATTTTTCATCATCCGAACGTTTGGTCGAATGTTTCGTTTCAGTATTTTTTGCACGTTTATTCATTTGATGGTTTCACGTGAAATGGGTCGACCAAATAATTTTGGAACGCAAACGGATTTGGATGAACTGAATGGTCGAATGAATTCCAATGTGAACAAAATTTTAGCCAAATATCGTTAAACTTTTCGATTACTGATAACCTTTCAGATTCGTTGAGGAAATTATTTGAATGCATACGTGATTCAAAGGCTAATGTTATGGTGTAAAATTCCAACATAATACGTGAATACTCACGTTCGGTGATTCGATTATGTTTCATTCCGGGTCATCATCAAATGTCAAAAGGAAATCAATCAATTGAATTGCGTTTTGAAAATCATCACGTGCAAATTGTATTTCGTTGAATCGAAAATGAAATTCAGTCAATCCAATAGAATTGTCATTTGCCAAATCATTTTCCATTTCATTGAAAATCGAATTCAGTTTGTTGGATATTTCGTTCAATGTTTTGTTGATGTCTTCCATTTTTCAGGTGTTCAATATATGATTCAATTGATTTTCGTGATTCCCGGATTGCATTCTCACGTTGTTTCATTGTGACAATCCATTGTTCCAAATGTTCGATGTCGTTGGTTGAGTAATAACCTTTGGATGTTGCAATCAATCCCGGAATCAGGGCATTGGTTCTGATGTATTGGATTATTTTTCTGATTCTTGGTTCGGTTGTTTCGATTCCGATTGTCTTCAATCCATCAACGATTTGTGGATTTGTAACAATGTTTTTGATTCCGGGTTTGTGCGTAAATCGGTCAACCATTATGTGAACGATTTTCAATTCATCATCATTTAATTCAATCGTGTATTTTTCAAATCCTTCAATCATTTTCGTTTTCGTTTTCGTTTTTGTCAATGAATGTCACAAATGCAATGGTAATCAAAAAACCGATAAACAGGCAAAGCAAATAAACTTTGATTTGTATCATTTTAGTTTTCGTTTGTTTTGATTCAATTTTTCCATTTGTTCGGTGATGTTGTTTTTACTTTCCTGATACATTTGAACCTGCCGTTGTAAAACGTGCATCATATCCATCACCTGTTTTATTTGTTGGTCTATGTAATTGATTTGATGTTGCAGGTTTGTTTGATTGTCATTCGTTTTCATTTCATTGAATTTTTATCAATTTTAGACAATAGTGAACGGAATTTCAAACGTTTCGAATGTTCCTTTGACCTGAACAATAGCCAATCGAAAGCCATTGATGTCCCGGTGATTTTGTTCAGGAATGCCAAAATGTAAACGATGAATGAAAATACAATTGAAACAATTGCCATTGAAACGAACAAAGGGATTGCGAATAACATTCCGAATTGTGCGTGATTTGTTAGTTTTTTCATAGTGTTTTAAATTGTTGTTGTTTGATTTTTATTTTGTCTTCAATCAATCCCGGCAAATCAATGTTGTTTTTTTTGCAGGATTCAAAAAACTTGGTGATTGAAATTTTGTGACAACGTGTGATGATGTCGGTTTTCAATGCCGATTCGATTCCGATTTGTTCAATTTTTTCACGCAAATCCCGGATTTTACGCATTTGCTCAATGGATGAATGAATCGTTTCACGTTTCAATTCGTTGTTGATTTCGGTTTTCGCCTGTTTGTAAATCACATTTTTTTGTTCATCGGTCAATTCAAACAATTTCAAATCATCAACCATTGATTCATAAATGACCGAAAACGGAATGATGCCAAAGGTTATTTCGCCTGTCTTCAGGAAAAAATTAAATGGGTTACTGATGCAATTGCGATAAAACCCGATTGTTTTTTGCAACAATTGTTCAGGTGACAATTCGTTTTGTTTCATTTGTTGTTGTTCCATTTCAAGTTTTTTGAATTCGTGAATTGCCATTTGTCGGTGTTTATTGTATGCATTCATCACCTGTGCCAAGTACATCGGATTGAAATTTTGGTAATGATTCGATTCACAATCCAATTCATTTTTCAACATCAAGTGGAATGCAATTTTGAAATCATCCACCGAATAGTGTTTCAAATCGTTTTGGATGTAATTAATCAAAACCGATTTTTGAATGTCGTTCGGAATGTTTTCAGCACGAATTCCAATCAATGTAAAAATGTATCGAAGCACCTGTCGAATCGGTTCATCGGATTCGATGTTTCTGATTTTTGGTTGATGATATGCCCGGACAATGCAGGATTGTTCAGAATTTACGAATGGCATCCGTAAAATCAGGTTTTCCGTTGCCTTTGTTGTTGTTGTTATTTGATTTGTCATTTTTTGCCCTTTTTAGCCAATTTAACGCAGTTAAATGAACACTAACGTACTTTGCCCCCAA